TCCAAACAGTAGGCTCATGAATCTCTTTCCCCTCGATCCAGTTCTTATCAATGACGCGATAGTCCCGATCGATCGTATCATTCCAATCGAGCTCATGGGCTCCCTCGCTATCGCTTGCGTACGGGTTCACCCAGCCGTGATCTTTCGCGAGTTGGACAATCGTTCCGCCTGTCACAATCGAGCCGGCTTCTTCGTTGAAGGTGTCCCACTTCTTGAAACACTCAAATTTACGATACCGGGCCGGATCGCGTAAGGACCAGTTGTCCCAATCTGAGGCTGTGTACCCTTCGTGCTTTAAGGCCATTCCGACATTGATCCATTCTTGATAAGATAGAATTGAGGGGTCTATATGGTCTAATAGTGGTAATAGGTCAAATTCTCGTTCGTTATTCATTTCACCCCTTTATTCCTTCCTTAGTAATTTGGTACATATTCGCTCGCTCTGATTCCGTGCGGTATTCTCCACCCGTTCGCTGCGATACGATCGATCATATTTCTTGCGCTTTCAAAGTTCCACATTCCGACATTTCGGAAGCCTCGACTTTCAAGGAAGCGAATTTGCTTCGGTGTCGAAAGTCCTTCGTTTCTGCGCTTGTTCAAACGGTCAAGCAAGAGATTTGCTTTTCCAGCGTTCCCCACTTCGTCGGTAAATATACCGTACTTTTCGAGGGCCTTGAGTTGTTTTTCAGACGGCGGGGCCATCTCCCAGCCAAAGTTAGGAACATAGCTCGAAAGATCTTCAGCATGAATTGACATTCCGAATTGAAGCGGATCGACGAGCTTTCTCTTACGCTTGCGCATTTCTGCGAGTTGTTTTGCAAGGGCTTCTTCACGTTCTGCGACGACGTCTTCAGCGCTCTTGACTTCCATCGCTTCGAGATCAAGCACGACGCCTGTCTCTTCTTCCATGTTTTCGACCATCTTTTTCGTGACTTCGGGGCTCTCACAAATTAAGTGAGCCGGGCGACAAAGCTCATGCCGTTCCGTGTGCCATAAGAAATCGAGAAGAAGAAGCTCTTCTTTCCCGGGGAAGAGACGCGTTCCACGCCCCACCATCTGCGAATAGAGCGCTCGGACTTTTGTCGGTCTTAATACGACCACGCAATCAACCGATGGGCAATCCCAGCCTTCCGTAAGTAACATTGAATTGCATAAGACGTTATATCGCCCCTTCTCAAAATCCTCGAGCACTTCTGCCCGGTCTTTCGATTCACCGTTGACTTCGGCTGCTTTAAAACCTCGCTCGTTTAAGATGTCGCGAAATTTTTGACTTGTCTTCACAAGCGGAAGAAAGACGACTGTTTTCTTGCCCTTGCAATACTTGGCCATTTCGTCTGCAATCTGTACGAGGTACGGATCAAGGGCCGTTCCGACGTCGCTCGCTTTAAAATCACCCGCGGACATTGAAACACTTGATAGATCGAGATCGATCGGAATCGTTAAGGCTTTAATTTTGGAAAGGTAGCCTTCTTTAATTGCTTGTACTAATGAGTATTCATAAGCTAGACTGTCGAAGTATGAGCCGAGGTTTTTCATATCCCCCCGGTCTGGCGTGGCCGTCACTCCCAAGACTTCCGAATCTTTAAAATAGCCCAGCACTTTTTGATATCCATCGGATATCGCATGGTGCGCTTCATCGACCACGATCACATCGAACCAGTCGGGCGGGAATTGACTTAAACGTTTCTCCCGTTGCATTGTTTGGACTGATCCAACGACAACGCGATACCATGAACCTATTGACGTGCTTTCGGCCTTTTCTAGTGCCGTACCGAGGCCCGTCGCGGTCTTGAGCTTGTCACTCGCTTGATCCAGCAATTCGGATCTGTGAGCGAGGACTAACACACGCTTTCCTTCTCGGACTTGATCTTCGATGATCTTTGAAAAGACGACCGTTTTTCCCGTCCCAGTCGGGAGGACTAGAAGGGTACGTTTTCGCCCTTCTGCCCACTCCTTCTGAACGGCTTCCCGTGCCTCTTGTTGATAGGGTCTTAACTCCATACTTTAGAACCTCCTATATTAGAACGGCCCTCCTGTGAAGCCTCCCTGTGTTTGTGTTGGTTGTTGCGGTTGTTGTTGGTACTGTGGCGCTGGTTGTTGGTACGCTGGGGCTTGTTGTCCCGGTTGTGCGTTCAATACTTTTGTATAGTCCACTTCTTCGGCATAAATCATGCCTTTCACTTCGTTGTACTTGTTTCCGTTGTACTCGCGGGAACCAACCTTACAAACTCCGACTTTTCCGATAATCGCGTTCCAATCCATACGAAGGGGCTCACCTTTGCGTTTTTGCCCGATAGCTCCAAAGAACGCTGAAAGCATACCTTCTGTTGAACTGTGTAAGAAGAGATTGTGGCGCAATTCCGTTTCGCCTTCGTTCGCTACGATAGTAAGGTGTACTGTTGCTTTATTACAAGCTGGCAACTTGCCTGGATTTTGAGGGTTCGGCGTGTGACGTCCGCGCTCGTACTCTTTAACTGTAAACCAATATAGGCCGTCTGGTAATAGGACAAATTCGGAGTCTTTTTGGATTGTGTCGTCCCAGCCAAACTCGCGTTCAAAGTTGTTATTAAATTGTTGTGTCATGATGATTCTCTCCTTTAAGCTAAAATAGTAATTTTTTTGTTGCTAGCAAGTTCATTTTTTAAATAATTTGCGATGCTTTCGACGGCTTCTAATTTCCATTTACCGCCATCTGCCTCGAAGAGAGCAAGGTTCGCCAATTTGTTGATTCGGAAGATGAATTGACTAGCAGGCTGCTCTACTTCATTAAAAGTACGATATGGTCGCAAGGTTACTGGATTTGGAGTCTTAGCTTGTGCTAGACTTGCTACACCATCGCGAACTGTCGCCATCTGACTGATGCCATTGTCCTGTACTTCTGCGCCTTTTTCGATTTTTAAATGACTAGCAAAATCCAAGACCAAATTGCGGTCTGCATCATCGATAAACATAGACTGCAGCATGATATTAAATTCTTCTTGGTCGCGCCAATTGCTGAATGGAATAGCTGGGACAGATGCTCTTACAGATACAAGCTGAGGACGTTTGCCATTTTCAAAATCAACTTGGTCATATACAGATACTTCTCGGGAACTGTCCACGACAACTACAAGTTTACGGCTACCGATTAAGTCATTATCTGATTTGAGATAATCGACAAGACTCTTGAGTGTCTGAAGCTCAAGGATAGGTGCGTACTTACGAGGGTTAAGTTCCTGTAAGCTATATTTATTGCCATCAAAATATTCCTTCCCAGTTTCTGAACGAATGATTTTGTTTTCTTTACCCGCTAGTTCGACTGTGTAAGATAATGCTTCTTTGAGATTTTCTGTCATAGTTAGTTACCCGCTTTCTTTTTGTTGTAATCAATGATATTTGTACTTTGTTTTTCGATCTTTTCGATGAGTTCGCCAGTGTCGGTTCTCATGTCTCCGTTATCATCAAAGTAAGTTTGACCCGGAATACCACTTTTGAGCTCATTAGCGTGAATTTTACCATTGTCGTCGCGACCGACAATAACAGTTGTTGCGACACCTTTCTGCGGTGCCAAAGTGGATTTAACTTCAATACCTGTATTTACAACAGTTCGCTCATCGTCAGTTGACATCGTTAGTGTGATCGTGACCTTACGGGTTGTTTTAGCCTCTGTATTGAGGTCCAGAATATTCTCAAGGACTTTTTCAAGTTCTTTGTCAACCTTTTCTTGTAAGGCTGTATTTGCAATTTTCGACAAATCGATTTTAATAGTTTTATCTTTCATAGATACTCCTCGTTATATTTTGCTATGATTTCTAATTCCCAAAATCTACACCGTGAAGGGTAATTCTGGATCTTTCCGGACTTGGTTTTGAATGACGTCCAGTGTGGCGTCCCAATTCGCGACGATCATATCCCAGTAATTGCTCGGGAAGTTTTCGATCGGTGTTCCCATCGGGAAGTGCCCGCGAATATAAGCGACCTCTTGCAATTCGTTCTCTGTGACGTTGTTCGGTGCCATTAAGTCGATTAGTGATTGTGGTAAAAGTCCCGCTTGTGAAGCTCGTCCCATTTCTTGGGCCACCTCTTGAGCAACCTCTTGCAATTGCTCGTTAATGTTTTGCTTTGGTGGCTCTGGTGCCGGTTGTGACTCTGGTTGTGGTACCGGTGCTACCGTTTCAGTTGGTACGGGAGCCGGTGCGTTGAAGATATGGGCCACGCTTTCAAACGTAAACGGAAGCTGATCTGGCAAGCCGTGACGGTTTTTTGCGTCCCATGCTGGGCGGTGGTTCGTGTACATGACACGCTCGCCCCCTTGGGCTTTTTTCTTCCCGGTATCTGTGGTCATGACGATTGTCTTATAATTCGCGAAAAGAACCATATCGGCCCATTCCTTGACCAGTGGAGCCGTCTTTGAGCTGGTCTTTTGCCCGAGTTTTAACTCGTATCGGTCATAAGATCCCATCTCGTCCGGTTGCTCGAATTTTTTGATTTGTGCGTGAGCTGTCAAAACGACATTGATCCCATTGTCCACTAGCTCGGACAAGCTATTCAATAAGCGTCCGATCTCTTCCTGCACGTATGTATAGCCCTTGCCCCAGCCGAAATCTTCGATCCCGTTCTTTTGGTGCTGTGAGCATACATAATCGACCGCGAGTTGTTCGGCCCAGTCGATCGTATCAATGACTAGCGTCTTACACGCGCCCGGGTTTGCCTTAATAAACGAGATCTCATTCTTGAGCATTGCCCAGCTCGTTGGCTTGTCCATACGGGCCACGTCCATATTATCGGTTGATCCTTCCGTATCGATGAATACTGGATCCGGGAATTGACTCGCGAAGCTAGACTTTCCGATTCCTTCCGGGCCATAAATCACGACTTTCTGAGCCCGTGCCTTCCTTCCTCTTGTAATTTGCATTTTTTAGTCCTCCTCGTCATTGTCACCTAAAAGCCCACGAAGGAGGTTTTCAAAATGTTTGCGTTTTGCCTCTTCGATCTCATCTGTCAGATCTTTTGGCTCTTTGCCGTCGAGCGTTTTGAGCTCATACGTTGCTGTAACTTCGAGCAGTTCACCTTCGAACGCTTCAGCGACTTTATACATACGGTCACCCTGCTTTTCAATAGATTCTACGCTATTGTTTGCAGCATCTCGCAAGCCGTCGGTCCACTTTGAACTATAGGCCAAAGCTCGATTATTGTTTTCATACTCCTGTAAGAAATGTCCATTTTCTTTGTTACGAATAACGATAAATTTTTCTGTTTTTTTCATGATTTTTCCTTCTTTCTGTTAAAAGCCATTTTGCCAAGTTGGCGCGATTGTTTCTTGTGCGCCATTTGTTGCCCCGTTTAATAGTCCGTTTTCAAAACTGTCTGGTTTGACGCTGTACCCGTCCTCGATAATGACCGAGCACTCTCCGCCCGTTGAAACGCGTGTCGCTATAGCTTGCAAGCCTTCCTGTTCAAGCCAAGCGCCAAATTCCATTAGTGTCACTTGGTCCATCTGCTCGAGCTTGTCAATTAGCACGAAGCCACACTCTGGTTTGAGCTTGCGAACGATAGCCGTTGCGACTTGTAATTGTTGCGAGCCGGACATATTATCCCAACGCTGACCCAAGTATAAGAGCTCTCCATCTTCCACGGACAAGCCCGGAAGCGGTAAGTCCGCGTTTGTGAGCAAGTCTGTTTTTTGCTTGCGGATTCCTTCAATAATAAGGTCTAATTCGCGGTATTGTTCACGATAAACTTTCGCGTCTTCTTCCGCCTTGTCTTTGTCAAAATTCGCTCGAACCTTCAAGTTAATTTGTTCGATATTCGCGATACTTTCTTCAATTTCTTGCGTTGATTCATCAATCAACTCTTGCGTGTCTTTGCGTGCAATATCAAGGTCTTGCGCTAGCCCTTGCTCTTTCTCTCGAGCTTCTTCAAGCATTTTGCTAAGTCGTTCGACGTCTGCAAGCGCCCCTTGATATTCGTTTTCGATTCTTGTTAAATTCTGACGTTTACGAGCATTTTCGCCATTCTTAGCAAGTATGGTTTGTTGTTGTTGAATGAGTTCCGCAATCGAAACAAGCTCTTTCGGTGCGTCTGGATAATACGGCTGCTCTTTTGCAAACTTTTCTTTTTGGTCTGCAATCACTCCGATAGCATGACGCTCTTGATATTTTGCTTTTTCTTCCATTTCAAGCTGAACTAATTGATCGCCTACCCCAATAATCTGTAATAACGTTGTAGCCTTCTCCTTATCGTTCATTTCCATGAATTTCGGAAGGTCTAGCGCCAATTCTTCCACGAAACTATCAAGCAATTTCTGACCGGCTTTGTTTCCGCTTGGATCAATCACTTTTAAATCGCTATTTTTGCCCTTGCGTTCGACGACAAGGCCATTTGATAGCGTGATTTTTAGGCTTGGGGGAATCGTTGACCCCTCACGCTGTGCCTGTGAGGGTTTGTATTTGTTACCACCCAAGGCCCACGCTATCGCGTCTAATACGCTTGTTTTGCCTTGGTTGTTGTTCCCTCCGACAATGGTCAGCCCTTTCGCTGACGGCTCGATTTTGACCGCTTTAACTCGTTTGACGTTTTCGATCTCGAGCTTGTTAATTGTTACCATTTCTTGACTCTCCTTTCAGACGAGCGAGCTCGTCAAGCAATCGTTCTTCCCGCTCAAGTGTAGCTTTCAGAATTTCGGTCTGTTGCAAGTTGATAAACCACAAGCGATTGAGCGCTTTTGATTGTTGCTCGATCTTGCGGGCCTTTTTACCAAACATGGAACGGTACCTCCGGCGATTCAGTGTATAGCTTCATATTTTTCCGACGGCTTGCGAGCTCGTCTTCGTATTGCTCGATGACTTGTGCGTTGTGCTCTGGAAGCCCTTCTTCGATAGCTTTGAGTGTTTCGCTCTTTGCTAATCTCATTTGTTTCTTGTGCTCAAACCATGAGACAATAAAACCAACTAAGAAGCACACGCCCCCGATTGCTACTGTTCCGGCCACTTGCCCAGAAATAATAATTTCATTCATTTTAAATACTCCTTTTCTTTTTCTAAAATTTCGTAAACGTCCCGGACGTCGTACATTTTCTTCTTTCCTTGTTTCCGAAATGCAAGTCCTCGACGTTCTAGCTTTTTAATATAGCCATGATCGAAGCCGAATTTCTTCATTAAGGCTTTTTGATCGAGTGGTAAACTTTCTGCTTTCATTTCTTCCTTGAGCTCTTCCTTTACGATCTCGATCATCTGTTTTAGATAGACTTTCGCGATCTCGTCCGAGATCAAGGGTGGCAAGTATAGCTCCTCCATTTCTTCGTTCCTCCAATTGTGCGGGCAAGCACTTTCTGATATAATTAAGGTAGATATTTTTTTCAAGCGCTCGAACGTTCTCGCTCGGGTGCTTTTTCGTGTCCTCTTGTTCTCTTTAGTGAACGCTCTCGGTAAAAAAAATACCGATCTCATCTTTTGAGAATCCGAGGATTGTCGCGACTTTTATCAATTCGTCAGCGTCGAATGATACTAGTCCATTTTCACGTTTAGCGTATCGAGCGCGATCAGACCAACCAAGGGCCTTGGCCATGTCGTCTTGTGTGAGTCCTTTCGCGACTCGCTCCGCTTTGATTCGTAAATGATTTACGGTCATATAATGGACCTCCTTCCGTTCATTTTTATTCGTTCTCTTTCGGGAACAATCTTAGTATAAACTAACCGTTCTCTTTTGTCAACACTTTTTTCAAAAAAAAATACATTTTTTATTTTTTTAGTATTATTTGTACTTTTTCGGGAACGGTGATATAATAGAAACGTGAATAAAAAGGAGTGAATAAACCATGAGGACAAACGACGAAATAATAGAATTAATAAAGGAATTGAGCGCCGAAAAGAATATTTCTTTGAGTGAACTTGCAAGAAAAACGAATATGGCAAAGTCGGGGATCTCTCGCTATTTTAATAAGACGCGTACTTTTCCATTAAATCGGGCGGACGCTTTCGCGACGGCTCTCGGAGTAACCCCGGAATTTTTGCTCGGAGTTAAATCCGTAAAGAAAGAGCCGGATTTTTCAGACTTGGATCTCCGAAAAATGGCCGAAAATGCGAAGACTTTCGACGGAAAACCACTCAATGAAGAAGATATCGTCGCTATACAAAATATTATTGAAGGATATCTAAAAGGAAGACTATGAGACTAGAAGATATTTGTCACGAAGCGGGCGTCACGCTCGCTTACTTTGACAATGAACTGTGGCCACGGCCCGGAATGATCTTATCTGATATGAAGATCATTTTCGTTAATAAATCACTAACTATTGAGGCCCAGAAACGGGTCATATTGCACGAGCTGGGCCATTTAGAGCACACGACGGCCGAATATACCATAAACCCGATCAAGTGCGAGAATGAGGCCAATAGGGCCATGATACACGCGCTATTAAAGGAAGAGTTAGAAGCCGGGGACGCGAGCGAGTTTAACTATGTACATTTTATGGAACGCCATAAACTAAAAACCACGGCCGATGAATTAATGGTAATAGATGAATACTATCGATTAGTCGGATAAAGGAGAAAAAACATGGACTTTAACAAAATCAAGGATCTCGCGAAAAAAGCGACTGAAAAAACAGCGGACGGAATTTCAGCAATGAATGAAATGAGAAAGAAAGCTGCTCAAGAAACAAAGATTTCAATTGGGAAAACAACGATTCGAAAGACAATCGAAGGCCGATATTATATCGGATTATATTCAGAAACCCCAGAACTATTTGAATTTGAGAATTTCCAATTTGAAGGCTCTACTATCGTAGAACACACAAAAACGACTGGAACGACCAAACAGAAAGGGAAAAAAGGAGGTGCGTTTTTAGGGGCTGTAATTGGTTCAACACTTGGACCAGCTGGTGCTGTTGTAGGTGCCAAAATAGGCTCCTCCGGAAAACGGAAAGGTAAAATTGATTCAACCTCTGTTACTACTACTGAAGAGATACCCGGTCTTGCTATGTTGTACTTGCGAAATATCGAGACAAACGAAGTTAAGACAATTAAAGCCAAGATCACCAATGCTCAAGCAGATAATATTAAACTGTTTTTCGAATAAATAAAAAAAGCCCCGAGGCAAGCCACGGGGAAATACATGATATAAGTTAAGTATAACAAAATCATTTCGTTCTTTCAATTGTGCGGGCAAGCCAAAACGGAGGAAAGACATGATAAAAAAATATACAACTAAAAACGGGGAGACTCGTTACTTATTTCAGACTTATCTGGGAATCGATCCCATAACTGGCAAAGAACGGCGAACCACGCGCCGGGGTTTTAAAAACATGAAAGAAGCAAACCTTG